GCCTACCTGAGCGGTGCCCACCTGAGCAATGCCAACCTGAGCAATGCCAACCTGAGCGGTGCCAACCTGAGCGGTGCCTACCTGAGCAATGCCAACCTGAGCAATGCCAACCTGAGCGGTGCCAACCTGTGCGGTGCCAACCTGAGCGGTGCCTACCTGAGCGGTGCCTACCTGTGCGGTGCCTACCTGTGCGGTGCCAAAGATGCTGAATGGGCACTATCGCTAATTCAGTTCATTCCCGAAGAGGGGAACTTTATCGGTTGGAAGAAATGCAAAAGCGGTGTGATTGTAAAGTTGCAGATTCCTGATGGAGCTAAACGAAGCCACGCTACAGGACGTAAATGCAGAGCAGAAAAAGTTCTGGTGCTTGAGGTGTTCAATGGCGAATTTGGTCTGTCTGGCCACGACGGAAAAACTGAGTATCACAAAGGTACCGAGGTACTACCTGATTCCTTTGACGACAACCGATGGGAGGAGTGCAGCAATGGCATCCATTTCTTTCTGACTCGGATCGAAGCGGAAAAATATCAACTGTAGTTCCATGGAAGATGCCCCAAAGGAGACCAATGAGAGATAGAAGCTATGTGCCTAAGCCAATTTATGCAGAGGAATATAAACAGATGGCGACTTCAAGTGGTGCCCCGCTATTTACCTTCGATGTCTACCACTACCCTCGCAAACGGAGGATGACTCGGACCGGGGTACTTAGTGAATCAGAAGGGCTAGAGATTATCGAGCACATCAAACGCATAATTTCCAACCCTGATGCCCCAAAGGAGACAAAGTAGATGGCATTCGATAACCCAAAGTTGGATGATAAACGGAGAATCAGTCGCACATCTAACAGTTACCCATTATCGCCCCTTGCTACCTGCCCCAACTAGCAGTTCAGAGGGTAAAGATGAGCAAGCCTAACTATCCTTATCATTTGCGGTCTTGGATGGGGATCTTTGTGTCCGCTTGCGGCAATAGCAACGGAGTCATAGTCCAGTGGAGAAGCATCAAGCGTGTGGAGTGCAAGAACTGCCTCAAAATAATCGCTAACGGGGTGGAGACAAAGTATTTCAGGCCGCGCAAAGTGACTAGCAGTTCATAGAGAGAGGGATAAGACGTGAGCAAGCCAAAGAAACAGAGAAATCCTCAGATCACTCCATATGACAAGCTGTACCACGCTGTTGCTGAATACGTGGAATCAAAAGGTGGTGCGGTGATCGTTGCAGGTGGCATCCAGATTCAGGAGTGGCCTAGTGATGGGCCTTACCAATTCACCGTTGCGGTAAAGTGCACAGGAAGAAAGCCGAAATTTGCCGAGGCACCCGATGAGCAAATCTGAAGTGAAGGCCGATACTGCCACTCCACAAACCGAAATTGAGAAGCTCTATTACATTCAGGACACACGCAACTATACCGGGAACAGTGTGATGTGGTGGTGTCCGGAAGGTAATGGCTACACGTCCGATCTTGATGCTGCTTGGAAAGTCCCTGCAAGTAAAGCTAAAGTAATGCATCGCTCACGCAAGACGGATGTACCGTGGCCATGCAACGAAATAGACAACTATTCGCAACGTCACTTCGATATGCAAAATCTGCGAATGATTACAACGGAGGCAACCGATGACAACCCCAAATAAGCCAGAGACTAGCGTCTCTAGCCCTGAACGCGAACTTACGGTGCGTGAAGCCTTAGAGGAGGCCGTCAAGTGGCACAGCGATCTCTACCGCAACGGCGGGATTGAAGGCGGCTACAGCCCGCTGCTTGCACGCTGGAATGCCGCACTCAAGACTCCCTCTAGCCTCTCTACTGAGCCAGAGGCTGAAATGACCCAACCATCCGACAACAGCAGTACAGAGATTAGCAGTGAAGCCGAAAAGGAGGATGCCTGCGGGTTATCTATTCCTTCATGCAAGTGCGTCGCCGATCCTGCGGCAACTAATGAAGCTATGGCTGAATCACCCAAGGCCGAAGCTCCACAAGCCACCGAAGATAATGCCATAAACGGACATTCTCCCAAGGTATTGGAAGATCTAAAAATGTTGGTAGGTGAAATATTGGACAGAATTGACATGGCGCCCAATGACGATCCACTTCCATACGTGCGCGAATATGTTGATGGCATCCGTAAACGCCTCGCTAAGTCTTCCCCCATTGAAGCTCCACGAGTAGAGGGAGAGCTACCGCCGCCCGTTGACTTCTTGGATTACGACTACAAATCTCCTCTCTCTGAATATGAGATTCAGTTTGCGAAGAACGCATGGACTTCATACGACGACTCAGGCGAACAGGAATGCGGCCCAGACACGCATGAAGAGCGCGTACTGATAGAGTTCGCACGAAAGGCGCTCCTCGCATCGCAGTCCGAGGTAGAGAGGCTGAAGGAGAGACTAGCAAGTCGTTTTGACCAAGTAGCAGAGCTAGCAGGCCGTGCGATGCTTGCAGAAAATAGGCTGGAATACGCCGGTAGTGTCCTAATTTGGTTTTTGTTAGCTTCTGCACTATATCTCTCGGTTATCGTCGGGCTCTCCAGATTTGGTCCAGATTCCCTTCCTAACAAACAAATCAATATTCTGTTGAGAAACTACAACGCTGGCACTTGCGGCACTAGCAGCGCTAAGTGCAGCTTGAGCGTTTTTATGTCCAATCTTGAGACCAACCAGCATCATTCTCGACTGATTTCGGTAAACGATTATTTGCCCGACAATCGCACAGAATTGGAGAAAAGCGCATACAGCGATAACGAATGTCAGCCGGATATTCCAAGTATTGATGCGTTTCTGTTCTGCTATTCTTTGGGCTTCTTCGGCGGCTTCTTTATCGCTGTGTATGGAGCGTGCATCTACCACCAGCGGAGACGATTGGGTGCCTCTCTTATCGGGCTGGGCGGCCTGTGCGGGGCAATCGCTACCGCATACTTTATCTTTGGACTTAGTGGCGGCGGCGAGTGTATATCCATAAAGCAGCACGATTGCCAACAGCAAGGCCAAACACTTCAACATGATGGAGAAAATGTATCACAGAAATTTGTAGACGCGGCCTGTCCTCTGATGGGAGGATTAGCGGCATGGAGCTTGCAGGAAAACACCCTATTTGGAATAGAGCCTTTCTCGTACTTGAACTGGCCTGTATTCCCCTCGCCCTATGGTGGCTTCCTTATCCCCATTTACCACCCCCTGGATGGGCTGTGGCATTTATCGCTGGAGCGGCGGCGGCCATGAGCGTTCACGACGATATGAAGGGGTGGCAGAAGGGTCTGTGGATGCTACTTATAGGTGCGTTCCTAATAACTGAACTGCGGGCGATTAATAAGGATCGCACGGATAATCAGACTCAAGCTATTAACGACAGAAAAGAACAGGATAAGCAGTTTCAGTCCGTCCGCGAGCAGCAAGATAAAGACTTCCAAAGCACTGCTCAAGGGCTAAAAGATTCCTACATCCAGTCTCAAAAACAGTTCGATTCGACGATGGGGGGTCTGAGCAATACTCTAAAAACCATTAAGATTGTCCTCGCCAATGCGGAAGCAGCACGCAAAAACACGGAGCCTTTCGCAAAGGTTGTATTGATAAATGTTGGAACAAGTTTGCCCGATTCTTCAGGCATGATGGCTCCTCCGAAGTTTACGGCTGGTGTTCCATTTACGGTAAATTTCTCGTACCGTAACGCCGGAACTGAAGGAGCAAGCGACGTTTGGATGTTTCTTGCCCTGTATGTTGCAAAGCCAGATGACGTTGATGCGCAGAATAGTCTCTCAAAGCAATTCGATGAAGATTGGAAGCTAAGAAAAATCAAACTAACTAATTCGGTGCTCCCTGCCGGAGCCATGCAGTTTTCTACATCACAAAACAATTTTTTATTTCTACCTTCGGTAGTCGGGGAGTTTAAAAGTGGGGAAAAAACCGTATACCTCTTCTTTAGGATTGAGTACACCGACGAACACGGAGAGTGGTATTCAGATTACTGCGCTGGCTATCAAAATCCGTTGGAAGGAAACGGAATAATGCATCCTTGTCTAATCAATACAAAGCAGAGATACAGCACTAAACAACATTGAAGGAGCCATAAATGTGGAACCAGTTTATTGAATGGACTCTAAATTCAGGATGGTGGTTTGGCCCAATGTTAGTAACAATAAGTGGAACGTTGTTTCTGATTTCAAGGAGAATGAAGTGACGACCAACGGCGAAATATGGCTATCTTTCGGATTAATATTCATGTTGTTTTGGGTTACGAATAGACACATAGAAAACCAGTTCAAGAGATTGCGATCTGAGCTAGCCGACTTAAAGGACTGCAAATATGGTCAGCTACCAACAGATCCACACACGGGAGACCCCAAATGATTGCGATAGCAATGTTACTTCTCTTTCAGGCTGGTATTGCAGACAAACCTGCACCACAAACAATCGCACCACCCATCTGGAATGTCCATGTAATGCCTGCTACGATACCAACCCTTTTCAACATCTCCAAGCCGATAGAGAATCCACTGCAATATCCTCCAGAGTGCATAGGATTCGGGGGCACGAGAAACTGCAATATGTATTCCATCGCGTTGCCTGATGGACGCACGCTGATCGTGAGACAGGACGGCGAGATTGATATAGCCGGTATCGTCATCCCCGCCCCCGAGCCTGCGGCACCACCTGTCCAACATAAGACGCCAGCCGAACCTACCACAAGAGGTGATGAGGGCCCTTGTGCAGGCAGCAAAGGTCACAAGACTCTGGAGTGCATAACGATGGATGAAGTTGTTATCGTTTGCGACTGCAATAACTATCTACCTACCGCATCTGATGCTATCGAAGCCTCGGCACCACCTGTCCAACATAGCTCGGCGACGCAAGGCGAGACCGGGTGGGACATTTGCTATCACCACGCCGACACTCCTGAATGGAATGAGATTTGCCGCAAGGACGATTTAGCACCTGTCCAACATAAGACGCCACCAGCAACACGGAGCGAAGTAGAGCAACAGATATTTGAACACTGCCTCACTGTGACACGCACCACCGCGAATGACGAATTGTGTGGACAGAACCCCGACGCTCAAAGTTTTTCGGATGAATCTACCGTGGGTTCGAGGATCTGCGTAGTATTTCTCGGGCAAGATAGAACTCGTCCCTGCACGCAAAAAGAAGCTAGTACTCCAACGAGTTGGATGGCTGGAGAGATAAACGTTGACGACCGCGAGGCACCTCCTGAATCAAAACCACCTATTGGCTGCGACGTACTTACCCTTCAAGGATGCGAGTACCTGAACCTCTTTCCTAAATCTGTGCACTGTCCCAAAGGATTAGCGGCAGACAGCGAAGGATGGTGCGTGCAGGAACCAAAAAGATCCGCCGCATCCGCAACCTCCTATTATGGATTCACAGACAAGCCATATAACCCCGTTTATGTGAAGAACTGCTCTAACCAGTTCGTTCCCATCTACTCAGACTCGAAACTCACAACAGTGCTTCCCAACCCTTTCACGTCGTCCCGCGACAGCAGTTTTACCGTCTTCATTACAGAAGACTGCGCTCGGGTAAGGGTGACCGAAAAGGATGTATGGGTGGAAATGCGTCGCTTTTAAGGGTAGAGAATTAGGTTCGCCAGCGAAGCGTTAGAACTTCCAGTTGTGGCCGCCTCGTAAGGCTCGATCGTCCTCTGGACAAAACCACAGAGCGGGCAGGTAAGCAGCGCCACGCTAGTCGCGTTGTCGTAGTCGTAATCGCGAAACACCATACACTGATTCGCTGAGTGGCCGCAGCCGAACGAATACTGGCCCGAAAGTTCGTTGAAGGGCTCGGTCGAGAAGTAATCCACGTTAGCACTGGCCTGCTGCGGGAATACGGTCGTAAATAGGCCGCCCGGCTGCGTCCAGAAGCCACCGATTCCCCCCGGCTGGGGGTAGAGACCTCCGACAACCCAATCGTTCGCTGGCATAGGCCCTAGCTGCTCATGCAGTAGCTTTGGATCGCGCCTTCGACCTGCTGTTTTAGATACTCAGGGAAGCTCTGGCCGGCGCCTTCCGCCCAAGCCTCGAGCACGTTAACGTCGTCAGCCGCGACCAGAACGTTGATGTTGACCGAGCCATCGGGGTTTTTGACGTAGCCGGTGGCCTGCTGCTTCATCTCGGCCGAGATTTTCTGGAGCTGCTCTTTCAGGTCTGGCATTTGTTTCCTCGTCTTACTGCTTGGGTGGGTCTTCGTGGAGTACGGCCTTCGCCAGAGGGCTGTCAGGAACCTCGTGCGACGGTACAGATACAGGGATAGGACTTCCAGGCACAACAGCCTCGGTGGTGCCGGCATCCTTAGTGATCGCGGCAATCCAAATCTTGCCGATAATCTGCGCCGCGCCGATCCAGAGGATGACCTTCGGCGGGACCAGCGCGTTGAGAGGTGGGGCAAGGAAAGCGGCCGATGTCGCAAGGGTAGTGGTCAAAATACCCGAAACTGTTGATTTCCAGTGAGTGAGCATTGGTCGTTTCCTCCCCGTACCACCAAAGAGTTCCACATCAGCTCTGCAATTTCAAGCGGTTCGCCAGTATTTTCTTGTGCGCGATGCTTGCATGAAGTATTCTGCTGGCGAGACGAGGAATCTCACACATGAAGAAATTGGATGTGATTGAAGAGGCAAAACTGCGCTGGCCCGATGGCTGTAAGCGTACGCGAATTCAAGATCGTAAACCGCAGTCAGCGTGGAAGTTTGGGACTGCGAAGTACCGCGACGGGCTCGTTGCCGAATTGACCCGGATGGGAGCCACCTCCGTGCTCATCTGCCGCGCTGAAAACGAACGACTCGACCCTGGCGTCGCGGTGTGGTTCTCCCTAAAGAAAGAAGACTTTTCCTGGCAACAAACGTTGGGGATCGACAACCCTGCGCCAACACTCGACGAAATCGACACAACGTTTCGGGACCGGGCAAAAAAGTGCCACCCGGATGCTCCTGGCGGCGGAGATCCCGCGCTCTTCAAGAAGCTAAACGAAGCGCGTATTCAGGCGAAGGCTTGGATTGGCGGCACACACGACCAGCGCCACGAGTACGTTATGGCAATTGACCAGTATTCGGAATCGCGGCTAAACCTGTGTGCGCTCAAGTTGTCATTTTCCTACATCCGCGGCCTTGAGCGTGTTGGCGCTCCGGCCATTCTTACTCAAACGCTCGGTGCGTTCCGTGCAAAGTTGACCGGAGGGTCCAATGTCTAGTCTCGCAGTGGTGACTCCCGCAAATCCTCAAGCGAGAATTGACTCGCTTGAGCGCGACCTCTATCAGCGCAACCGCGAAATTGCTGACCTTCGGGAAGAGCTTCGAATTGAGCGGGGGAAAACCGCACAGATGGAATCAGGCGTTAAGGGCGTCCGAGACCTTCTCTCTCCGCTCTACAAGGCGCTTCGATTGACCTTTGGTGAGATCGACGCAATGGGACTCGGTGAAGCGCGGCCCGTAAATGCTCCAAAGAATGCAGCAGCGTGGGAGCAGTGGAAACAGCGGCTCGGTGGAGCCACAGCCCGCGCAATTGACGCTCTAATGCTCCATGGAGAGATGACGCAAGGGCAACTGCGCATCATTCTTGGCTGCGCCACGCGGACGGCGCAAAACGTGGTCGCGTCACTCAGCCAAGCCAAGTTGATCGATAAGAACAACGGCAAGATCCGGCTCAAAGAGCTTTAGGCTCCAAGCAGAGCCTTGACCTCGTCGATCGCGGTGCCAGCGGCTACCATTTCAGTCGTGTAGCGGAAAACCCTCCAGCCTAGCCGGGCGGCGGCGTTGTACTTGGAGCAGTCATTTACAAAACCCTGACCGCGAGAGTGGCGCGACTTGCCGAACGCTGTACCTCCCTCAATCTCCACGCCAATCATCTGGTCGGGCCATGCGAAATCGAACCGCCACTTTCGCCCCTCGACGAATTCATACTCGCGCACTGGCCCTAGACGCATGGCGCGGCAATGCAGGGCGAACGTTTCTTCTCCTACGCTGGGAGCCGTTGGGATTCTCGGCATAGAATTACGCGGCATTCAAGAGTGCTATATCGTCGGCTGCGCGGTTTGGCACCTGCTGAGCCCACAGGGATTGCCCGGCGTAGATGGCGGCCTGCTTGTAGTTTCCGGCATTGATCGCGCCGATCTCGCGATGGAACTGGCTGAAGGTCGGCAGGCCCATATTGAAAACTTGATCGACGATCACCGCCTGGACGTTGTCGGGCATCGTCATGAAGGTCGGAAACAGGGTCATCGCCTCGGAGACTGCCTCGTGGAACTGGTAGTCGAATATCTCGTCGATCTGCGCGTCTGTCAGCGTGGCCGTGCCGTCTAGCAGTCCCGGAAGGCTTATCCCGAAGTGATCGCAGATGTCTTGCGCGTCAGCGTCACGAAGGTTGAACCCGATTCCGATTGTTGGAATGCCCTTCGAATCTAAGTACACCGCCGCCCGGCGTCCCTCGTGCTTTGTGATTAGCTGCTGGATAAATGGCTCGTTCATGCAAGCATGATAGTCTAATTGCGACTTCACGGAAAACTCTTTTTATGGACATTTTGTGGGCAGTTACGATCGCCGCAAACACCACCCTCCTACTCCTGCTGCTCCGGCGGAAAGAGTACCTCGACCTGCCGTTCCTGACGTTCCTGGTCGGCTTTAACGTCATCACGGCGCCGATCATGTGGGTGCTCTACGACCGATTTCCCGACATGTACGCCATTGTCTACGACCCCAAGGTCTACTGCATGTTCGTCCTGTGGTTTGCTGTCACGCTTGAGGCTTACTATATGGGCGAGGGAAAGATCGCGACGCCAGTAGAACTCTATGCGCTCATCAAGGTGTTTGCCGCAGTATTCAGTCACGCTGGCCTCGTTCAGGCAGCGTATTGGATCAATAATAGTATGCGGATCTTCAATCTGGCGGTAATCTTGTGGTGGATTTCTATCTTTGCGAGAGAGGAGAGAACCTATGAGTGACCACAAAAAGCCGTGTGATCCACCCAAGCCCGTTGATCCATCGGAAGATCCAGAGCCAGACATCGACGGTGGAGAACCGGCACCCCCAATCAGGCATTGAGTGAAACGCCTCCATTTCGGGGGCATTTTACTTTAAGTGGGTCGCTACCTGGGCGATAAGGATTATCAGTCCGGTGACGGTGGCGAGTGCGGCACCCAGCAGGAGGTTCATCTTGGTATCTTTGCGCTGCCGGTCTTCCTTCTCGGCGATCGCCCGATTCGTGTTTACCAGTTCGAGATTTGTCAAACGGCCCTCCGCTTCTTTCATTCGAGTAGTTAAACCAGGCAGACCGTTGCCTCGGTAGAGGTCTTTTTCGTGCTGTTCTACAAGAGCTGCAACACTGCGAGGTCTCTCTTCGTAATGTTCAACTGACACATTGATCCCCCCAGCGAAAATAACCATCACCCGTAGGCTGCCCCATTACTGGGCCGATGGTAAACAGGTCTTAGTGTCCTTCACCTGCCGTTGATTATTCAACACTTACGCGCATAAAATCTTTTGCTACTGTGATACCGCTCTTCCGGTGAGTCCTACAGGCCCTAAGATTGATGAGGTTACGCCGAGAAATTGCGCCGCGCCGGCCGAGGTTGGGTTCACTCTCGCCTTGCCAAAGTAGTCGGTTACGATCCCCGAGATAAGCGGAGATGACGCTCTGGCCGGCGAACTCGAGCTTAGGTTGAAGTTGAAAGCGTCCCCAAAACTGTCGCCTACGTTCGTCGTGGGGGGAGCCTCACCCACCAGGAGCGGGTCGACGCACTGGTCCGTGCCAGCGCAGGTGTAGCCGAAATAGTTGTAGATTGTGTTATTGCTCTGCTCTGTCGCGGTTAGCGTATTCCAGACCGTCGGCGTGTGGACTGAGCCGGTGTTCGTATTTAGGTATCCAACCATTACATTGTTGTCGAGGTCGAAGATGCAGCTCGTGCAGGTGCCGGTGCCCTGAATTTGGAAGTCGATCTGCACCCCGGTATAGGTGTACATAAAACTGTTTTGTATCTTGATGGTCTCATTTGAGCCGCCACCCAGCCAGTTGACGCCAACCGTGTCGCCAGCCGCTCGGCAGAGGTCCGTCGTTGGGTACGTGAATCCGGCCGGCAACCCCGTGATCGTAGCCGCGGCGCGGCGGCAATTCCCGAGCGAGACGCTGTTGATAATCGAGGCAGACTGACCGCCCGATTTGAACGTGCCGCCGAAGTTTCCCCAGCAGATCGAAGCGGTGAACGTCACCGATCCCGGCTGCTGGTTGTGGCCAACATCGTGACAGTCCTGCGCGTTGAAAGCGCCGGTAAAGTTTGTCACCGTAAAGGTTCCGAAGCTCGAACCGGGAGTCGCCACGCCGTCGCCGTCGCCACCGATACTCTGCGACGAGACAAGATCAACCGGGATCGCTGTGACAAAGGGCCATTTTTGGTTATAGCCATTGAAGTCTACCGTAACGTTGGTCTCTACAATCTGAGCGCCAGCCGGGAGCGGATCGGTTCCGTCGTCGAAGTTAATTCCAGCCTCGATATTGTAAGAGGCTCGAACGTTGTTCAGCTTTACGAGCCCCGTCGCACTGATGGGCCCAATGGTTCCAGAGTCCTGCATACCTGAAATCCAGACGTCTTGGATGTTGCAGCCGTATGTTCCCGTACAGGATGTCGAACTGAAGCGGATCCCCTCTGAAGCGTAATTCGAGAGCGGCGGCGCGTCCGATGGCGTCTGGCAAAACGGCACCGTGGTCACCGAGCCGGTGTAGTGGATAATGCAGTCGCCGTGCGTGGTGATGTGAATGCACTCGACATCCACATTTGTAGTTCCACTCAAGTCGATTACAGTGTTGGCCCCGAAATCGCCATACATCTCAAACATCTTCGTTGGGTCGGGCACGAGGGTCATGTAAAGTCCCCCAGGGATCAACGCCATGGTCGAGCAGTTGCCGTGATTCGCACCCCAGATGTGCGTAGGATTCGCTGTTGTTCCTGCTGGCGGTGGAGGTGCCCCACAACTGCTGCCGACGCCCTGGCACCATGTAAAACCAGCGCCACACCCAGCGCCAGAGCAAGGTCCGCCGAAGTCCCACCCAATACGGTTTGGAGGCCCAGTCGAAGCCGCCACGAGTCCTGAGACTGCAGCGATCGAGGCCGCCGACTCCAGGATGACGGTGTCGCCACCCGCAATGATCCACGCAATTGTTCCTGCCTGATTATCCCAGAGCCACCGCGCATCCTTGAAGCCACATGGCTGGCCTGTGCCTGTGCCGGAGTAAGCTGCGTCGGTCGTCCCGGTGCATTGCGATCGCGTTCCGCCGTCTGCGCGAACATACCAGGTTGCAGCATTCAGCATCGGGCAGAACAAGAGTAGGGCGAGCCACCTGAAACTCTTCATGGTTCTCCTATCGGACAGAGACTACAAACGCCCCTTCGGTCATGGCAACTTTGTTCAGCGCGGCCGCCAAAATCGGCTGCTTCACCTGGCCCGCGTGGTAAGCGACATAGAGGCGGTCGGCATCCTTGAGCGCTTCGCTGAAGGCGTCCAAAGCCTCGTGTTGGGGTAGGGTTAGCGTAGCTGCATGCATCGACGTCGAGCCTTCGAATGCGTGGGCTTCAGCGAGCGAGGAGTACACGCCACAGTCGAAGTCCGCAACGTTGCAGGGTGCCATCGCAGATGCGGCAGTGTGGACTCGCGCAGACTTGCACCCGCCGAGGCAGAGTGCAAAGAAGAGGACGCAGGGGGTAAGGTTTCTCATGTTAGTAGTTGAATCCAATAGTACAAGACCCTAGACCGGCACTCGCTACCGGAGTTATCGCTGCGGTGATGATTCCGTCCGCTCCGTAGCTGAACGGCAGAGCGCCCGTCGCAACGACCGTGGTTCCGGCTGTCGTTGTCCCGTAGATCAAGGTAATACCCATGTTGGTCCTGGTCGCACCCGGAGCCGCAGCGTAAAAGAAGTTCACCGTTCCATCAGCCGCGCCGACGCCTTGGCTAATACACCGCATCGTGAGGTTCGAGATAGAACCACCCGTGTGCGGGAGCATAAAGCCTGCGCCGGTAGACGGAGCAGTGGCGCATGCTGGGCCACCACCGAAGTTGAGGAATCCGCCCGTTACTGTTGTGGAGATCGCTCCGGTGCAGTAGCCAGACTCCCAGCGTGCTGTCGCCGCGCCAGTAGAGCCCGCCACTACGTTGCCGTTAGTATCCGTGCCTAGCAACGGCTGGTTGAGCAGGTTCGGAAAGAAGAGGTTTCCCACGCCGAGATTCACGGCATAGTCACGGTTCATATTCGTTCCCATGTTCGTGCACGTCTGGTCGTTGCCGTAGACGGAGACCAGCGCTGGCCAACCTGACGCGCCTGGAGCCACAGGCCCGGCACCCGCTACAGTGAACTCCTGATAGTCAGGTGATGCCGCGTTTCCAGGGCATAGCTGGTTGTTTGCTGCGATGTTGGCGGCGTACGCCGTCGTTGGGAATTGCCAGATAACTCCGCCTGGGAGGTGTTGCCCGCCCACCTGAGTTACCGCGCTCGTGTTGGTGAAGCTGATCCCCTTGGCCGTCGAGGTATTGTCGATCTTGAAGACGATGCTGGCGATCGTGTCGGCCTCAGTACCCTGATAAGAACCGCCACCTTGAATCTCGATACAGTTTTGGACCAGGATGCAGTGGATGTGAGTGTAGACCGTGTTGGCTCCAAAGGCCCATGATCCAGTGATACCGGATGCAGCCTCGAGGTGCGTGACGGTCGAGTCGCTCATGTCAAGTTTTACGCCGTAGGTGACTTGGACCTGCGGGATAACGAAGATGTCCGGAGCCGCGCTACAAGTGCCACCGCTAATTACAGGCACCGTCGCCACGGCTAAAGTGCTAAAGGTCGGCGTCCCCAGCACCGGTAGAACAGAGCATAACGAGTGTGGGTCGTTCACCCCCGCCTTAGCCACCGCCTGCTGGCCAGTGCTATAGCTGCCGCCCGCGCCCACGGTAATGCTTGCCACGGACGTGCCCGACATTACGGCGGTCAGGGTAGCGAAAGTAGTTGGGTTGATGCCGTATGGCGGCTGAATGCTCAGCGTGTCGATGTCGACATCTTCAGCGAAGACCGAGGCGCTGTGATTACCAATCTGGACGTAGTGGTCGAGTCCGGAGGTCGCTGTCGGCAGAACGTTCTGGCAGGCAATATGCGAAATCTGTCCACCCGCAGCGACGCCAGCCAGATAGTCAATGCACGAACCAGCGTTATTATTGGCATCAAAGGTAATATCGCGCAGGATGAAGTACGCCCCCGTGGTGCCCAACTTTGTAATCATCGGCGAGGTCGGAATCGAGCAGGTCTGCCGAATGAACGTAGCACTCATCCCGGCACCGTAAATGTCCACACCCCAAAAGCCACCCGTCGGCTGAGACCACTCATTGCACTTTGTATATCCATTGAGTGCGCCAAACATGAGTGCGGTTGTATTGCTGGTGCTGTTCGAGAGATTGAGCGCCCCGAGCCAGGCGCAGTCAGCCTGGACTGTGCCTCCGGTGCAGGTTCCACCAAAGCCATCAGCCCAGATGCGGTGCGCCATATAGTTTGGGTTGAAGTAGGTTCCAGACGATTGCGTCATGTTCTGCGTGCTTGCCGACGCGAGTAGTACCGATCCGCCACCGCCCGTGATTGAAGCGCATCCGGTGGCATTCCAGTTTATGTCGACGCCCGTAGGCGCCATGCCGGTCGCGCACGATGTTCCAGCCGCCGCCGCCGCCGTGGCTGTCGCCGCGTTTCCCGATATAGAATTTGTCAGCGTTCCGGCGCCAGCAATATAACTCGCCGTTGGAGTCGGGAGTTGGCTGATGATAAGCGTGCCGTCGATCTGCGAGAAGTTGTAGTCGCCATTCTCTGCGATGACAGCGCCCGCACGCCCGAAGACCGTAGCCACCCCTCCAGCCGGAGTGCTGCACGCGCCATTGAATGCCAGGTAGCCCGATGTACATCCAGACCACAACGCGACGATATCAGACGCCACACCCACGCGAGTCGTCAGGGTGCCCGTACGGAAGACTATCCCATTCGTACCCGGAAGCAGGCTGTTGAATGTCGTATTTAACGTAATGAAGTTGTTGTTGAGGAGAGTGCCCCAGCTAGGCGTGCCCTGTGTGGGGGTATTCAAGTTGAGCGGCCCGCCAGTCGTCTGAGCCGAAACGAACCCAGCCAGCATCGCCATTGCGAACAGAATTCCGAGTTGAACAACCCTCTTCATGGCAGGCTCCTAATTTGCTGAGCAAACGAAATCGTAGGTCATCGAAGCGGTTGCTACATGTGTGAGCGTGATCGAATTGGTAGCCTTCGCCGAAATATAGCTTGTCGCAATGTTAGTGGCCGCGCCCGCGTTAGTTGCAGCCATCGAGCAGTGTCCGCCTGACGTCATACCCGTAATCGTGATGGTGTCGGAAGTTGCCGCCGTGGTGACCACCGAGCCCACCAGAATGCCAGCCGCAGGGCAGTTCGTGCCATTAGCAAGACATACCTGCTGGCTGTTGATCGTGCTCGAAGCATCCAGCGCCGTTGGCCCCCCGGTAAGAGTGAAGCTATTTAGGTTCTGCGTGAACGTGCTTTGAGCCGATGTTGTCTGATTTGTAATCTGCTGAAAGCAGGTGTTGAGTGCGCACTTGCTTTCCTCAAAGTAGTTCTGTCCGCTTACAGGTCCACCCTGCTGAAGATCCGTTGTCCCCAGCCCAAGAGTCCAAACGCTATCGGCAGAGCCGCTAGCGGCGTTGTTCTCAATCGTCACGGTCGTCGCGGACTGCTGAATGATCGAGAACCCGTTCGTTGCGGTTCCGCCGCCAATAACTGATTGCCACAAATCTTGGCCGGGAATTACGCGCTGCTCATACCCGCCCATCGCAGAATCGAACGTCCAGTCCCACAGGAAAGCTCCGAGATACTGCTGGTTCTCGCAGTTCGCATACGCTCCGCAACCATGCATCGAGAAAAGTTGAGCGTTCGATACGGGAGACCCGTCATCTCGAATCCAGAACTGAAACAGTCCACCATCACCTTCGAGCGAGATGATAGTTCCGTTTACATTGCGCGTTCCGCCTCCACCTGCAAGCCACGACTGCGGAATATTGCCAAGCCCGTACTGCATGAAGGTCATGCCATCGGGCGGAACTCCCACAACAACCCAGGCGTCGTTGACGAAGCGGTCTGAAGCGGAGGCTGGAGTCTGGAAGCCGACCAGCGTGTTGTGGGTGAAGAGGCCGACTTCGCCACCCGGCTGCGCCTCGATCGCGTCGTTAGTTGTAATGGTGTAGTTATTTGCTTCAGTCACCACTCCGGTCTGCGCGAACGTTGTAGGATTCTCGGCCTGGACGATCACTGGCGCGGGCATCATCTGCACCGCATTGGCTGGCAGGCCATTCTGCGAGATAAGAGCGATCGGGTTGCAGCCTGTGGTCGACCCGCCCGACCCGGTGTTCGCCCAGGTGAGGGTGGTGGCTCCCTGTGTGATCGGCCCAAAGGTTCCGTTGTAGCTCGAGTCCGAGCATCCCGAGACAAGGATGTTGTCGCCGTTGACGGGGATAAAGTTGTCGCCAGTCGTGTTCAGTGTAACCACATTCGCCGATCGAGTCAGCGTTGGCGCGGGGATTGGACCCGAGGGATAAACTGCACCGTTCTGAATCGAGTCCCAGCCACCAGAAGCGATAACTAGCGAGTAGTCGATTACGTGCGAACTCGGAACACCAATAACCTTCGCCATGTAGCGCACCGGGCACGGAGCCAGCCCTGTCGGAGTTGTCGGGCAGTCCGCAGTGGTTGGTACATAGCCAAAGGTTTGATTGGCCAGCAACTCCAAGCCTTTACATGCGTTTGGCCCCTGGGTGACGATGCCCGTCTTTGGTGTTCCCGAGATACTAAGGTTGTACGAGTGTCGCAGCGCCAGCACTACCGTCTGAGTGATATTCGGCGAAGTCCCAGAGGGTGAGCCAGCCGATACCACCTCAGCCTCTTCGTTGTACTGCGAGTCGTTCACGCAGGCTGTCGGGAAGGTTGAATTTTTGACAATCGCCGCGGTCAGGTTAGTCAGGTTGATCGTTTCGTTTGTCGTCGCGCCGATATACTGCAGCGGTGTATTGATCGTCTCGACAAACGAGCCAAACGTGTCGGTCGAGAGCGTCTCAAGCACTGTCGCCTGGCCTGGATTCGATGCACCACCCACGTAAGGATTCACGATCGTGGTCATGTGCAGAACCGCGCCAGCCTGAAACGGCAGGGTTAGGTAGTTGCCCTCGCCGGGAAGCGTGCCCGAGATGTTCTGCAGCGGAAGGTTGGTCGCCCCCTGGCCGGGATTCGCTGTCGCATTGAACACCGCAGGGAAGGTCGCCTGGGTGTATTGCGTGCGGGTAACCTCGTGGCACTCGTCCGAAGGCACCTTGCATGATCCCGAGAAGATTCCAGCGAGATTCATGATCTGCTTATCGCCGTCGCCGTAACTGAAGAGGTTGATACTGAGGCCAGATCCGATGCCCGAAGCCTGAGTAACCATAAAGAGGTTCGCAAGCGCATGGACCGTCTGGTCGCCGTCAAAGTTTTCCTCATTCTTTCCACAGCAGTGAATCACCAGATAGGTCTCGGCGTAGCTCCACTGTCCACCCGCGCCAGACTGCTGCGGCGTGTTGTCCTGCAGGAACATGTCGTAAACGTTGGGGTAATTCGGTGTTGGGTTGTAGTACACCGACCCAATGGACCCTGGACGGCGATCCTGGAGATAGGTATTGGCTCCAATGGCCGGCGGAAGTTGCTCGATTCCGTTGGTGCCGAACGGCGTTCTCCAGTAAGCTGCGGTTTCGTATGAGTACGTGACGGTGCCTGAAGCTACCGACCACGGAGTCGTCAAGGTCGCGTGGGTCGTGTCGGTGACCGAGGCGATATTCTGACACGTCCCCCCAGAGATACAAATTGGAAAGCCCACGTTACCGGGAAGGAAGTCCGTACCCGTGCCAACGATTGCCGTCGATCCATTGGTGACCGTCACGGTTCCGGGGCCCTGAGACGCCGGCCACTCTATGCCGGGGTAGTTCGGGTCGGCAGAGCCTACCGTCGAGCCAGCCTGAAGCTCGGCAACGATGCCCGTGTTGGAGTTTGTGGTCGGCTGGTTGAGAAATGCCGACGGCATCGCGTTGGTCGACTTGTCGATGAAGTCGCCATTTGCATTGAGAAGAGAGGCTCCGCCGCCGAAGGTGCTTGCATCCTGCTGAAACTGGGTGCTGTGGAACACGCCGCCTGGGTTTCCACCGCCACCCCCTCCGCCGCCAACCGTCGCCGAGGCCACATAGCTGTAGGTTCCCGATCCAGTGACCGTAAACTGCAAAATGTAGTATCCGGCACTAACAAAGATGTTGTAGTTGCCTCGGCTGTCGGTTGTTATCGGGTTCGAAATGACATGCGTGAGCGCCGGGTCGGAGTAGATGGTGGATAGCGGGCTGCATGGAGTTCCACCACCGGTCTGAGCGCAGACGCGGAGCTGCGAAAACGGCGCTGGCTTGCCGGTCTGGTCGACGATCTGGCCATAAACGGAAAATCCGGTCAGGGTTTGAGCGTTAGCACTCAACGTCAGCAGAAGCAGGATTATTACGCCGAGAATTCCTGCGGCAGTTCTGGCACCAAAGCGAATTGCGTGGCTGGTTGCTCTCATCGAAGATCCGTTCATCCGAGGTGTCCCCCAACTGCCCTTCCGTAGATGAAACCGGCCCGCCGCAAGGTCCCGCACACATACCCCCCTGACGTGCCCAGAGAACTCCCTTTCGCCGGCGGATCTCCGCTCGTCCAGCCGGGTTGGAAAGGCAGGTCTCGTGTCCATCGTTATGTTTCCTCGTCGACGTCTGTTGCTTCGGTCTCACGAACCTCTTGGCTGCTGCTCGCACGTAGGCTCCTCCGTATGTCCCTGAGCTTTAGAGCAAGTTTTATCCGCAAGTCTGCAGGGACGTACTCGCGGGATAGTTGATGGGCTAACATGTGGAGCTCGGCGCATGCCCGGTCGATCACCGCCACGTCCGTCATGCGGTCAAACCGGTCGGCAACCAGCATTTCGAGCGCGTGGCCCGGTGTTGCCAGCCCTTCACGGCTCATAAACGAGTCGACCATCTCCTCAATCGCATTTTTCGCGGTGTAGGGCACCTTCCAGCGAACGTACGTCATTGGCTCCCGCTCAATGCCGGCCGTCTGGTTCCGCATGACGATGTTTTCGGCAAACTCGTCCGAGGTCAGCCGCTTGGCTTCCGCCACCCACGGGTAGTCTGCCCAGATCGCATGGTCTACGGTGATAAGTAACTCAGCGTTGCCCACCGTAATCTGCTGAAGGTCGTCAAATGTGAGATTGTAGAGCGCTTCGCCGATGCGCAGGTATTTGTACCATGTTGATTGCGGGATGCCGAGATACTTCCGGCAGGTATCCTCGTCGGCGAAGCCAAGTTCGTTCCAGCCGTCGGCTTCACGTACCCGGCAGCCCCAATACGCAATTAGCATCAGGCTTGTTTTTAGATACTTCGCAGCCGTCTGCAGGTGCGCAAACATCTTCTGCACGTCCGGTCGGGGAGACAGGATTTCGGGGGAATTAGTAATCTCGCAGGTGGTTACCAGTGTGCCCATTCGCACATCTTAGCGAGGAATGCAAGCGGTTGCCACGCCTAAGCGGACTATTTTAGTTGAGGGTTCCCCACTGGTCGGCCATCGCCGCGGCAGGTCCAGGGTATGTCTCTGCGCGAGCCGCTCGGCGGTCTTCCGGGTCCTTAGTTGGCCCTAAACGATTCTGCCCGCTGTCAGTTTGGTTCGCCCAACGCGGCTTTCCGTTGACCATCCGGGGGGGGCAATAGCGGGTTGGGAGCAGGATGGGGAGTAGCTGGAGCCAGAGGCATGTGAACTTGCTGGCGTCATCGCCAAACCAGTTCGGTTGAAATATCTGATCGGGCTTTCTCCATCGGGTGCTCATTATGCCGATGGGATTCTCGATCGCCACGCGCCCACTGTAGCGGGTGCAGAGCATGAAGTCGGCTACCGCCTGCTCTCGGTCTTCAACGGTCCTCTGACCCGGCTTTCCAGTCCAGTGCTGGCCTGAAACCGTAAGACGTCGACAAACGGGATGAAGAATTATTAGGTCCGGAGTCCAAGGCAGGCGCCTCAGCGTCTCGTGAACCTCCCCTTGGATGTGTCGTGAGGGGTTTAGCCGCCCCGGTTTGAAGTCGCAGGACCAAGAGTTATGGCCGCGCCCCTCGAAGGCTCGCTGGATGACCTGCGACTCCTCCATACCGATGAAGACATTCATCCCTTGGCAGGCTCGTCATGGTAGAGTTCGCGGAAATTAGCGTACCTCTGACCCCAAAACATCGGGTACGAGTCCACCAGCGACCCCCAGCCGCCCATCGCCGTCACCGTGCGCGTAACCTCTGGCGGAACCGGAGGAATCGGCACCTCGACAAACTTCGCGTCCTTCATTGTCGATCGTGGAGCCAGCACCGCCACCCCCTGCTCGTTGTACTTTACGTGCTTGGTCACCAGTTCGGTAACCAGTTCCCACGCCTTTGCGACTGAAGTTGGCTCCACATACGCTACTCCCGCCAGCCGCCGCATTGTAGCCACGGTTGGTCGACGGTCGCAGCTTTCAATCGCCTTTTCGACCGTATCGTTGAACCGCTGGAGTCCGATCTCGTTCGCCAGTTCAACCATCAACTTCAGTTGCAGGCGAGCAGCCTCATCACTCATCAACTGACCGGGAATCATCTCCTTGATGATAAGCAGTCTACCGGCTACCCACGACTCGATGGAGCTGGTCCCTCTCAGATCTATAGCCGTTTTGGGGCTGGCGTTCCCAAGTGCGGGGGTCGTTGTCATAGCGTCTCTCCTTGAAGAATTTCATGGGCCCTGGAACATATTGAAGGTCTGCCTCCGGCCATCTTGCCACACACTCGGCAAAGCGGATGACGCGGATGCGGATATAGCTCGCTGCGGCTTCTCCATGCGTAGAGTGCAAGCATTCAATGCACTCGCTGATGACCCGCAGTAGCGGCATGTACGTGTCGAGATTCGAAGGCACCACCTTGATCCCGTTAGGGTAAGCGTTTAGTATCTCGACGCAGTCCGTCAGGTCTTTGGGCACTTCGGTGAGCGCATTCCGCAAATAGCGTGATTGATTAAACCACGTCGACGGGTACGGAATGTGTCTTGACTCGCGGTTGAACATCATTGATCGAGCTTCGGTGGCCGCGTCGCGAAGGTAGAAGATTGCCTCCTCTTTCGTGCGCGGTTTTCCGTCGATCTCTCCAGCCACGATGCGGTCGAGCGCCATCTGGATCGAAGCCAGCGCGGTAGCGTGCTGCTTCTTTCTCGGGTAGGCCTTGTAAATCGTCTCGACTGCGGCGGCTGCCCATCCCTCGGGGGCTGGAAGCAGTTCGCCCTGGGTCATAGCTTCTCTACCGCTTCCAACTTCTCCATCACGACGGCGACAATGGTTTCGAGGTTGACTGCCTTTTCAGCCTCTTCATCGTCGATCTCGATGTCGAACTCTGTCTCCACTTGCATGATGAGTTCGATACAGTCGAGGGAATCGCCGCCAAGGTCGTTGACTAGGTGCCCTTTTGGGGTCACCTCGTCTTCGTCGACCAGCAGTTCGTCGGCGATCAGGGTGCGGATTTTCTCTGTCACTTCCTCTTGTTTGGTCAGTATTTTCTTCGGCATGTTCATTTCTCCAGGTTTTCGAATCGGGTTATGTCGGCTAGGTATGCGAGGTCTACTTTCCCAGTTGGCCCTTCGCGCTGCTTTGCGATAGTAATCTCCGCCAGCCCTTTAACTTCAAGGTTGTCCGGTTGGTAGTACTCCTCGCGGTGGATAAACGCCACGACGTCGGCGTCAAATTCGATCTGGCCCGACTCTCTGAGGTCTGCGAGAGACGGTCTCTTGTTGCCGCTCTTCTCGCTGGCTCGACCCAGAGATGAAATCGCTAGAACCGGGACGTGCAGTTCCTTCGCCAACGCTTTCAGCGATCGTGAGATTAGCGACACCTCAGCAGTACGGTTCTCCACTTTGCGCCCGGCAGTCATCAACTGGAGATAGTCGACCACGATAAGGTCCAGGCGCCCCTTGCTTGCCTTGAGGCGCCGCGCTTTGGCCCTCATCTGCATCGGCGTAATGCTCGGGGTGTCGTCGACCATGATGTTGAGTTGGCCAAGTTCTATGGCCGCGCTGGTTAGCTTTCGCTTGTCTTCCTGCTGGAGCCAGCCCATTAGCGCCCTGCGAGCTCCTACGTTGGCAACAGACGAAATCATGCGCTTGTAGAGCGCCCGCTTCGACATCTCGATGGTGAATACCGCCACAACCTTGGCCGGATCTTCGAGGACAACGTTGGTGACGATGTTGATAGCCCATGCCGTTTTCCCGATCGAAGGGCGAGCTGCAAGAATGATGAGTTCGGACTCCTGTAATCCACCTGTCATGCCATCAAAGTCGGTGTAGCCCGTTGCCAGTCCAGTCATCGCCTTCGCGTCGAAGGTTCTGGAGATATAGTCGTCGATTCCGCCGCGGAACTCTTCGAGTAGTGTTGTGAACTTGCGCACCTGCATCCCGTCGGCAATCGACATCAGATTCGATTCGAGAGTCTCCAAAATGGCCGGAGCCTCCAGCGTGCCAAGAGCGCACTGCGTTATTGCGGTCTCGCACTCGGCTAACGTGCGCCTTCGCTGCGATGCGTCTTTTACGATTCGGACATAACTCTCGATGGCGAGCTTACGTGGCAAGCCTTCGCTGAGAGATGCTATGTAGGGTAATCCACCAACGTCCTGCAGATGCCGAAGCCTCATCAGGCGATCAGTAATCGTTACAATATCAACCGCTTCGCCGTCATCCATCAAATCAAGCATGGCGCGGTAGATTTTGCGGTGCGAGTCCAGCATGAAATCCTGATCTTCTAGGATCTCAGTTGCATCATTGAGAGCTTGGGGGTCAACAAGGCACGCACCGAGGATCGTCATCTCTGCAGACGTCTTCGCCTGCACCGACAGTGCCTCTTCGAAGCCTTCGAAACCACCCTCTTGAACCTGTGCCACGCTCACACCTTCGAAATTGGATATTGGCCCTTGATTCGGGAGTTGTAGAACTGCGTTGCAGAATCGGCGCGCTCGAACTCGTTCGCGGTGTCCTCGTCGAACTCCGTAACGGCGTAGGTGCCACCGCGAAACTGCACAGTGAGAGTCTGCGTGTCGGCATCGTAGACCGCCTGTTTTACGTTGTTTGACCCGGACGTGTGCTTTAGAATACGTGGAGCCATCCCTACCTCCTTTGATCGTCACATCCAACACCAAAAGCCTCTTCGCGCCGTTGCTTGATAAGCCTACGTCCCTCGTTTGGGTCCATCCGACGAATTCTCATCGTGCAAGGGAAGCAGTGCTCGGAGTCTAGTACAGAGCACTGCTTGTTTTCGCAGTCTGGCGTGACGCAGTTTGGCCAGAGGTGGACGTTGTTTTTGTCGATCCACATGCTTATACCCTCGTAGAGCGAACTGCGTTGTTGCGCGACATGATGCCGGGGTACTTGGCGTTGGCTTCGAGCGCCTTGCATGCCTGGTTGACCGCCGTCATATTGGCTTCAAGGAAGTTGATCGGAGCGTGTCCGCCGACGTTGCCGCTGGCCTTCATGCTCTTGATCCCCTCGGCCACATCAAGCACCAGTGCCTCAAAGTCGGTGACTTCGCCGCCCCAGTTCTTTCTCTTGCTGACGCCCTTCGTGATCGGAGCCTCGGTGTAGACGCGCTCGGCGTAGACGGGCTGAGACGGTGCCTCAATCGGGTCGGCAAACAGCCGCTCCGCTGCGTCCGTGTCACCAGCTTGGAGATGGTCGTCGACAGCCGCGAGGGTCAGCCGCTCACTCTCCTGCCTGCGCCGAGCCTCAGAAGCCTCAGCAGCAGCCTTGTCCGCAAGCCTCTGGCGCTCACGCGCTTCGTTTTCCAGTTTCGTGTCGTAGGCGTTGAGAACTTGGTTCGCAACCCTGATTGCAGCGTTGAGCGGGTCGAGCGCTTCCTTCTGCTTCGTCTGGACAGCGTTGTAGGCCCGGTAGAAGGTCTCCCGGATGGGGTCGATGACAGCCGCGATGTCGATGCCGTGCTGCTTGATCTCTTTTACCGTCGTCTGCACGGCGAGATAGTCGATGTTGTTCGTGACAACAAATGGCCGGGCCAGAAGTACAGCGCTCCTCGTCGCGAACACGCTCAGTTGCTTCGACGCCGTTGCCAGCTTGCCCATAACCTCGTTGATGGGAGCCACTGTGACGAGCGCAGTTTCGACTACAACTTCAGGCTCGACGACTGCCGCACCGCCAGCAACTTCCAGCGCGTCGTCCTCGGGGATGGCGTCAAACGCAGCCTGGGGCGGCCAGTTAGGATCTTCCTCAACAACCATTATCGGCGACGGCTTATCAGAAAAATTGAGCTCAAAGTCGGTCTCGACGCGAGTAATATCAAACGGCTCACCCTCAATTGTCTGCTCAGCCATGCTTGCCCTGAGTTGATCCTTTACTGGAGTCTCGGGCATCTGCGCTGGCAAGTCTTTGTGATTCAACGATTCAAACTTGCCCTTAATGTTCCTATTATAGAAAGACCCCTTTGACGGGGACCTCAGAAATTCGTCGTACACCTCTGGGGGCACGTCCGAATAACTATATGAATTTTTATTGTGCATGTGGACGTCCAACGTCCACGTGCTCTCATCGAACTGGACGCTTTCGATTAGGGACGATTCCTCTTTGCTGTATCTGACGGGTTCCATGTTGTTTCTCCTCGGTCTAAACAGTATCCATTATGCAAGCATCAAACAAGGGTATCTTTGGTAACCAGTGGCATTGGACACGCAAATTTTCCATAAAACTCCAGTTCGTCTTTTCTCCTCTGCTCCTTAGCGTCTTCCAATAAGTCAAACCTTCCACGTACAACCCTCTTTTTATCAAGAACGATGATAGCTAGCCATTTATCGCCATCCCGAATGACCCCCTTGAAACCGCTTAACCCGCCCTTATACCTCGTATTCCTTGCACTCTCCACATCGTTGGCTCGACGGAGATTTTGTCCGGTATTATCCAGCGTATCGTGATTCTGGTGATCACCTTTTCTTTTGTCCCCAACTTTCAAGCCAAGGATTTCCCTGTGCATCAGAACGGTTCTCCTGGCGGGACTGTATTCGTCCCGTAAAGCATAGTAGCTTTTAGTGCTCTTATTCCAACGCGCAGACCAGTTCGATTCCATTAGCCACTCGTAGATGTGGGCGTTGACGGTAGCGGCCTGCCCTTGAGTAAGGGCGATCCGGCGTTTTGATGGATCGGTTGGCTGGATTATCTCTGGCCGATTCTGTTTTCCGTGATGTCCTGGGATATACCGCACCGGCTCCCCCGCGCGGTGCCCCGCTCTGTTGTTTGTATTTTTGGCTATCTTTGTCTTTCTACCGCACCTGCAATGACAGTAGCCGTATGGGACACCGGAGGCGGCGATTGACTTGGCCGACAATGTGTACTTGTTGTGGCCGTTCACGAATCGTTGCGGTTGCCCTTTTACATGTCCGAGCCGTTTGCATGTGGAAGCAGCGATTCCAGTTTTTCCACCGCAGCCGCAATGGCACTCTCCAAGCTTTATATCCATCTCATCCTCCAAAGGTAGGGCGAGCGACTGGGCCTTTGGTTCCACAGTCGCTCTGGACGGGTTATAAAGCCGTCGTGTCAGACATCATACTAGCATCTGCCATAATTTTTGCCCTTGTCGCAACCTGCCATGAACATTTATTAGAGCGCTCGTGAACATTTGGGCGTCCCATTGGTGATCGGTGTATTCCTGGATTCGGTACGTTCCATTCTTGCGGAGACGGCAGGTGATTCGCTTTAGTTCTCCACACCGCGGCCTACCCGTTAGACACATCTCCTGTCCAGCAAGCTGAAAGGGCCAACTCGGCTGGATCGTATCCGAGCACTTCAATTCGCAGATTGTTTTAACCCCATTGAATATGCCCAGGCGGTCTATCTTCACGCCGAACCGGAACCCATGGATTACACCCACACTCTGCCACTCCACGTATTCGCGAATCGGCTCGAATCCAGATTCGCCACGAAACTTCAGCCAAGCGTTGTAGTATCCCTCATTCTGCTCGTTGAGCCATGAAGGATCGATTTCTCCATGAAGATCAAAACTTTCGGTAAGGCTATGCACTTCCGTGCCCAAAATAGACTTGGCCGCCAAGACCTCTGGCTTGACCATCGAAAAGTCCACCAACCCCTGAAGCTTCAGGATTTGCGTGCAGCTCGGAAGGAAAACCCCGTCCTCCCAGTAGAGGTGGTTGACGTCATCGAAAAAATAAGAGGGTTTATCCATTTCTTGCCGCCCGCCTTCTATCGCGAACTCCCTGCATGTATATGCGGCTTCTTTCGTTGCTGCAAATATGGCATACAAATCTCCCAATGCCGGGCACAAACCTTTTGTTCTCTGGAAGCCAAGGGTGGCCATTCTTGCAATGTGTTCTGGCTGCGTGTCGCGCCGTGGTGACCGCTGGGCCGTCACCACGGGCTAGGTTTTCCGCGCGAGTTGTCGGTTCGAGGTGATCCGGATTTACGCACGGTCGATTGCGGCACTTGTGATCCAGATCCATTCCTTCCGGGATAGGGCCAAAGGATAGCTCGTAAGAAAAAACGTGGGCGTTCACGCATTTTCCATCTACCCATATTTTCCCGTATCCACCACGAGGCCCGTACGCTTGAGGATTCGCTCCCTTTTTAGAGCTTCCAATCCACATCCAGCATGGAGTCTTTAGTTCTGGAAAGGTTGCGGAGTTGGGAATGGGACCATCTTTATTGATGGACGCCCAGAACGTTTTTTCTACTTCTGCTCGTGGTTTATAGTGACCAATAGGCATCGGTTCTCTCCTACAAGAGACTTGTACCGTCGAGCCCCGCCAAGGGCTTCGGTGACGATGCCGTAATTCTATCACTGCCGAAACCTCTTCTCCTGCTCTGCGAGAAACTCCGCGATCGTGTGCCGCGCTGGACCGCTCAACTCCGCTATGGCCGAGTCGGGCATCTTCCTGAATACGTTGGCGAGGTTGTTTACAGCCCTCGTCACCGCTTGCTTGGGTGGACAGTCCTCAGACCCTTCCAGTAGCGCAACGATTACGTCGTCGGTGCCGATTTCGATCTCGATTTCCTGGTTATACTCGATCCACTTGATTATCTTCATCAGCAAAGCTCCTCTTCGTAAAACTTTTGCAGGGGATAGGTTTCGGCACCTACTTGCTTGCCACTACCGCTCCTCGGGCATTATTGCTGCTGCTTTTCGGCTATCGGTCACCGGTACGGCCGGACGCATGCCGTGACTAGGGTAAGAGCTTCTACTTAACCAAGCGCACGCAAAGGGTTTATCGCCCCACGTTGCGCCTAGCATCCGCATAGACTTTTTACGACCGAGCTTCACCGGCGGTAATTCCGGGCCGCCTCGCGGAGTGAGAATTACCAAACTCCGCTTCCGGCGTCTTCTAGCCTCTCGTTCGTTTTTCCCCGTACGGTTAGTCATACGTTCCTTTTAGCGGGTTCCCTCGCGTGCCTACTCATACAGCCCGTGTCCATCCACGGCGCCCCTGCAAAACTCAATTCATTTACGGTGGTCATCCCTCCCCGGAAGTGACCACCGTTTCCCGCCCAGGGGAACCCGTCAAGGACCCCAAGCGTGAAGCTTTATTTGGGACTTATATACATGAGTCCCTTTCGGGTTATCTGCCATGAAACTGCGCACTCACCGCTTCGGACATCTTTTCAACGTCAGCCTCGGTTGCCTTTCGCAGGGTTACCCACTGGCCGTCTGGATGGCGATAGATAATCCACCCTGCAAGTTCATGTTTCGAGTCTGGATAGCAATACATCATCTCTTTTCCGCTGGACTCGAAGCGCAACGGCGCGACCGCCAACTTGCGCCTAACAATTTCATCCTGCTCCTTGTGGTACTTCTGCTGTTCCGCCGTCATTTCATTCCTTTCTTGATACCCAGGGAGTTAAGTATGTAATTCCCCTTTATTTCTTCGGATCTGGATTTACCTGCTTCACCTGCGGCGCGATCACGAAGTTGCCAATATCAAAATTCCACACATACTGGTCCGCCAAGCCAAGCTCTTTCTTTGTTTTGATAATCAGGTCGAGGGCTTCATTCCGCTTCTTCTGCGCGTTGTCCTCGGCCGTTTTCGTGGCTATTGGGATCTGGCCGATGGCCGCGTTTGCTTCAGCTACAGCTACCCTGCAGTTGTCGATCAAGTGCTGCCGTTTTAGACTCTCAATCGTTTCCGGTTCGGGCGCTGCCTGCGATGCGACTACAGGCGTGGGTGGAGTCGCAGGCTTCTGCGGGGTTTTGGTGGCTTGCGCAACGGCGAAACTTGCCGATAGCGCGACGATGGCGATGAGTACCTTCATGTGTTTCCTCCATACCGCAGGTTGATGCTACACAAAACTGATGCCGTCCTATCCGTTGGCTCCCGGCTCATCTTGCATTGAAGCCTTTGGCGTCGTAGCCCAAGCCATCAACGACTCGGTAAACTTCTTCGGCACCTCGTAGCTGTACTTGATTCCATCGCCACACAAACGGGCAATCTCGGCCTTCGACTCTTCAGGAAGATAGCCGCTGGCAGAATACTTGCGGTAGAACGCAGTCCCCCACTCTTTACCGGCAGGCTCCTCGCCTTCCTTCTCGATTTTCTGCTCGGGAGTTAGTTCTGCGGGTGGTGGAGGTGGCCCCGGTACAGGCTTCTGCGTCGACGGGGTGATGTCACCCTCGATCGTTGGATAGTCCATCGCCTCTTCCGCTAGGACAAGACCTTTAAGGATATCTGGAAAGGCGTCACGTAGAGCAAACCCACGGGCACGGAGCTGCAGCATACGGTTGGGGTATGTGCGCCACGGGGAATCTTTGCCCAACAGACCGGCAATCTTCGCATCGTCAAGAGAAAAGGTTCGCTTAACCTCTTCTGGAGACCCGCGCCGCTTTGCGCGACACACCGCCTTGCCAGCCTTTTTTATATCTTCAAGGTCCTGCTCGATGACGTACTCGCAAACACTCTTCGAGAGGCAGAGAGCCAGCGCAGCGTCGCCCCAAATGCTTGGATTGCCATTTATGTTGGCAATGTTTTGGAGACTTTGCATCGGCTGCAACCCAAGTTCTAAGCCGAACTGAAGCGCCACCACGATGGATGCAGCCTTTTTCCCAGCGTATGCTTTGGGTGCCATTCCAGATTCTAAGATCATCTCCGCGAACTGAATTGCTTCTGTAATATTGCGCGGCGCGAAAGTCTCGTTTCGCTCAAGGGCTTCGGGGCGAGTAACCACTATTTCACTAGTTGCCATTTTGACGGGTTCCTTTCGTTTCGAGATTTATACTACGCAGTTTTGTGGATTATGCAAGCATAACAATGGTAACCTTTTCCTTGATTACCCACCATGCAAGCATTATGATTCGGCCATGATGAAGAAAGGTAAAGATGCCCGTAGGAGCCCCGAAACCGACTCCGCAGAAGCCACGAAGCGAGAGGGTTCTAAAAAAGACGCCCCGGACTACTACGTCACTACTGGCCAACTCGGCGGCCGAAGTACGCTTACGAAGAAGGGCAGTGATTTCTTCTCGCGCATTGCGAAGCTTCGTCACAAACGGAACCGGGATGCCCGAACCGCTGCTCTCCGGAAACCAACAGATAAGCCTGCCTGAGCTTGCCAAGGAACTCCGCGTCAGGCCCGAACGTCTCAAACCACTCTTCGAACATGGCTACCTCCGTACGGGAGAAGGTTTTACCGTCATAAAACCGCCGCCGGCCGCGATGTCGTGGCTCCGCACCATGTTTACCCCCATCATGATGCGCCCATTCCTGCCAACGCAGATGGCCGCAGACCTCACTGGATGCGCCATAAAGGACTTGCGGAGCCTCTGTCTGCTCTACAATATCCCACTCCACCAGGACGCCGTCTTCGGCGAGCTCATCAGCGTCAACGGGTTCCACAAGTTCTTTGAGGCGCTCCATCACTTCAGGGAACCGTCCAGATTTGACCGCCAGGCACTACTTGGGATGCTGCTCACCGCCCGGCCCGACTACCGGCGCGCTCCAAAGGCGTTGCGCTTCAGCCGACGCCTCGATCGCGAGATCGCCCGTATCGCAAAACTGAAAGAGCCAGACCGCACGGAGCGAGCACTGGCCCTTTGGGAGTCAATTTCGGACGCGAAGACGGTTGCCGCTGCGGTCGATCCCGAGACGCCAGATATTCTCGGCGTAGAAAAACTGCGCGATGTGCTTGTTGAATCGCTCGGCGAAGGATTTACCGACGAGTCACTTAACGAGTAGGCACGCCGCTATATAGTTGATCTTATCGGTGGCGCGGATAATCTGCCCCGGCATGACGTAGTAGAAGCCGATCTGCCCCTTGTTGCCCACTGGCTGCACGTAGAGCCCGTAGTTGACGTCGTCGCACGTCACGATCGACCCAGTCTGCTCAATCACGTAGGCTTGGGCGGGCTTGATGGTGGTCACGATGACCGGAGGCTTCGACGAGACGATGTGACGCGCTGGCGGGGTTGCCAACAGCAGTAGCAGCAGGGCTATCATGTGGTGCTCCTTAGAGCGTCTTCATTGCGGCAAGAAGCCCGTTCAAATCCAATCCCGATGGCGACTTACCCTGAGCATTAACCCACGCCGGAGAAACGATACAGTACGCCTCGTCCATGTACTGCAAGAGGAAGTTCCACTGGAACGGGATGTTCATACCCCAACTGATGAGGTGTCCACCAGCGCTCCCCTGGCCAGTACCGTCGACGCAGTGACCGCCGATGATCGGGGAGTTTGGCTGATACGTCCAGTTCGATGTGTCATCCTCTGCCGACTGTGGCAGGTTGATGCCGAGGTACGTCCCGCCAAACAGGTCGTTGGCATACCGGATCTGCGGGATGCTCGAGAGGTCGAGCGAAGCCCACCCGATAATCTTGTGGACGACTTCCTTGCCATTTTTGTCGGTCACCGTGATGCCGGTGTTCTTCCAGTACTGGAGCATCGAGAGCAGATCGGTTCCTTGATCTGTCGGGTTGTTGCCCGACGGCCCGGCGTTGATATCGAATCCGGTGACCGCGCTGTAGAGGTCAAGCGTTTGCTGGAGGGTTCCGTAAAGCGGATTGCCCGTGTTCGCCGTTTCGACTTGGATCAAGTGCATCGCGCCAGCAGCAGCGCAATCGCCCCAGGTGTCGTTCCCGAGGATATTCAGGTCGGCAGGGTTGACGGCGTACTCCCAACCCCGCGGCGCCACTGCTGGCCAAGTTGTTGCCTTCGCAAGAAAATCTCCGAAGGCGGGCGTGGACATGAGGCGACGCGGGGCTTTTTTACCAAGCTTAGGCATGGGAGTCCTTTACTGCTTACTGAAGTTTTGAAATCTTGTATTCGGGATGAGCTGCGACGATGGCGTTGAAGCGCTTCCGGTATTCCTTCGCGCTCTTCGGTGGAGCGTAGCCAAGCTGGACGTGGCGATGGGGAGTATGGGCGACCGCTCCATAGGTGCCGGAGGCAAGCGGTGCGGGCGATGCGGGGAGTAGCGCGATAATCGACTCTGCCGTGGCAATGGCGAGGTCAATCAGGGGCGCATACGCGCTGGTGATCGGGAAGAGGTTGAGGTCGTCTTCGACCACGTTCAGTACTTCGATGACTTCCTGAGTTGGAGAACCCGCCTTCCAGTTGTCGATGGCGGTTACGGCCGCGCCGGTATCGGTCAGAAGTTTTGACGCGAGGCTTGCGTTGCCTTCAATCGCTGCAATCTGCGATGCGGAGTTGCCGAGAGTTTGAACGAGATCGGCAATGGTAGTCGAGCTGCAACCGGTCAGCGATGGCAGGGCTAGAATCGCGACGGAGGCTGCGGAGGATTTGAGGAAGAGGCGACGGTCCATGGTGGGTTTCTCCTGTGCATGATGCTTGCATGAAGGTGGTGAGGTGTCAAGAAGAAAGCCTCCCCGGAGGGAGACTTGTCTTCGGGCAAACCGATAAGCCCGGCTTGCCGACTATGGTCCGGCAGTAACCGTCAGGCTGGTTGGCGCTGCCGGTGTACCGAACACAAGGTTGAGAATCGGCGCTGATACTGTTGCGCTCGATGCTGCCCCGCCAGCGGTGAACGTATCGGTTACCGCATAACAGTACACGGCGGCCACGGTTGGTGCAGAGTCGCTGAAGGTTCCAGCATTCGCAGCGGCCGAGGTCACCGCCACCGTTCCGATCTGAGTATAAGCCGATGTGCCGACGCTAAAACTCGCACAGCTCGCGACGCCGGAAGTAATCGTTGCTGCTGCCCGGTAAACGGTCGAAGTGATGGGCCCTGACGTCTGCACACCGCTCGTCTGGCCCACGGTCGTGGCCGCGCCAGGCGATGTCCATGTCAGGTTGATGTGCTGTGCGAACGCGGGTACGGCTGCAAGCAGGACGGCGGCAAGGAGTGCCTTCAGGGTTCTCATGGCTGGAATTGTACTCCCCAAAAGAAAGGGTGCCTCGACATTTCTGAGGCACCCTTGAAGGAAAATGGAAAATTCCTAGTTCTTGGTAATTGAGATGCGTTTCGCCCCACCTGCGGATTTAGGCGGAAACTTGGTGCGATCGTCTTCCTCGAGAACTGTCCCGTCCTCGTATTTGGCTGTAAACGCCTTCTTTGTTACTGGCTCGGCAGCCACCGCCACTGGAGACTTCCCAGCGTCAGCACGATTGAGAGTCGCTGGAACCGCGTGGGGATCGGTCACAACTGGCTTTGGCGCGATCTCTTTGCCCTCAAGCTTGGCTATGCCCATCCTGATCTTCTGGAGGGTAAGGGCTACCCAGCTCTCGGGGTAACCGGCGGCGCTGCTGTTGGCGAGGTCAGCCTCAGCACCTTTAAAATGGGCGAGTGCTTCGTTGTTCTGGTCAGACATTTTGGAGCTCCTTTTGCTTCAGATTTTGCTGCCACGTCTCGTAAAGCAGAAACAGATCCGAACTATTGCCCAGATCCAACGATACCTTCGAAATTCTACCCCTCGTCGCGATGCGATGCCCAATATACTTCGATGCCGGCCCAGCGCTGAAAAGTACCAGGGGGGCATCTACTTCGTAAGCTTGGGCGATAACATCCTCTGATTGCCGCCAGTTGTCCATCTGGATATAGGAGGTTTTTACGCCAAGAAGTTCGTGCGCCCGGTCAGCTAGAGCTGCGTAAGAGTTCGGGTTGCGGTGGATGAACAGGATGTGGCCAGCAGCTTTGTAGAGATTGATCTTCATCTCTTCGGTCCACGCATTACACCAGAAGTTGTCGACGTAGCGGGGCCGGGAACGGAACCGGTTGTAGAGTTCGAAGTCCTCTCGAATGATCCCGCTGATCGACGGTGCAAACCATGTGCATTCATTCGCTGCAAGTTTTATCCTGTCGTGCAGGTCGCACTTGTCGATCCCGAGGCATCCCAGGCGTCCCATCCAGTCATCATCTTCAACGTCACGAGTGCTGGCTGGTAGACCCTCGAGGTAGTCCATCAGCAGTTTCTCTCCGTCCCCCATTCTGACGATGCTGAGCGGCTCTCGCCTTAGAACCGCGTTCGCAACCATCATGTAGAACGTGCTGGTGGAGATCGTGTCCATGCAGCGATAGACCTGAGACTGGCTAAGCAGTGTCGGTTCAAACATGCTTTCCCTCGATAAATTCATTCCAGACGAGCACTGAATGCTTCACGTACTCCTCCAGTGCTGCATGGTTCAACGCTACCCCAACCTTGTCAGCGAGATGCATCGCATCTGTGATGTTGTTCGAGCTGTCGTACTTCGCCTTCGATCGCGCCGGCAGCCAACGAATTGCGTCGGAGCCGACCAGGGGAACCCCCATGCTAACCGCGTCCGCAGCGCAAATGTCGAACGTCTCGGAAATGGACACCTGGAGGCAGATATCCATCGACTCAACGAGTTCAAGGAATTCATCGTGGGGAAGCCACGGGTGAAGAATTAGCCGCCCGCCAGTGTTATCGATGACAGCCTTGATCGACTTCTTGATCGCGTTCACCTCTACGCCATCAGGAGCATCGTTCATGTGGAAGTGGAGCCTTTTGTTTTTGTCCTGCGCCCACTTCGCAGCAGCAAAAGCCTGCTCGGTCTGATTCTTTAGAATGCGCAACGCTCCGAAGCATCCGACGTTGACGTGGTGCTCGTGGCATCGAGGCTCGTGGCGGAGGCGCTGCATGGGATAGTAGTTCGGCAGGTAGACGCTGTCACCCAGAAGCATGAAGTCGTCCCGTGCGTAGATCGAGTTGAAGGCTACGTCAATCCCCAGCGCCATGAAATCAGCAATCCAGAGCACGCCAATTCCTTCTTGCGCCAAAAATGGAACTTCTGAATTGATCCGCACCACAAAGCGAACCTTTGGGAAGGTCTTCTTTAGCCACTCCATCTTCTTCGGAGTCACCCACAACGCCTCCAGAATCACCAGTGTTGGGTCTAGATCAAGAATGAAGGTCTCAACTGAGTTTTCATCGCTCGCCTCGGCGAGTTTTACCCTGTGGCCTTCTCGCTTCAACATCTCAACGATGAAGAGCGTCGCCGTCTTCAAACTGTTATGCCCCTGGTTGTAAGCACCGTACGACTGATGGCGCTTGATGATAAATAATATTAACGGCGAACGGTGCTCGGGCATGGTGTGGCCTTCTTGCAGGGGGTGAATTGTAGGATGCCGATTTCTCGTGCAGGGTTGGCGGCTCCCTTGAAGCCGATACTACCACGCAGCCAAATTGTGCAAACGTGAATTTTAGTTGTCAGTGCAGTACGCGGTAACCGTCATGTTGATGTAGAAGCCAGAAGGAACTCCCGCAGGCATAAAGAACCTCACCTGAAGCTGGTCGTTCGCGTTTACGGGGAACGAAGGAGACGCCACCGACTCCACCGTTACCCCCGTCCACGTCTGCGTCACCGCCGAATTTGGAATGGCGATGCCCTGCGTGATATCCCACATTTGAATCGTTATTGGCGTAGAAAGTCCGCCGCTCATACGCGCATCGTAGACGACCCGATTGAGGCTACAGGCGTTTGGAGCGAGGTACACCATGTCCGGGTTGTGGCCGAGCGCTACCAGCGACCCGAGATAGTAAGTCGTGGTCGGCGAGACGACGATGTTGGTCGGAGCCACAAACTTGAAGACGTCCACCGGAGCGTTGAATAGCTGGCGGAAGGACGATCCGTTCTCTGAGATTTGGAGGATTCCGTTGCTTCGGCACAGCGTACTCGAACCGGGAGTCGTTGAGGTCGCCGCGGCACTCAAAACGCACGCTGGAGTACCGTCGCAGAATATAGCTTGGCCTGGGTCTGAGGACGAGAAGTAGGAGCACACCGCTGGAGGCACCAGCGCGCTCACCGAATTCGAAGGCGAGGATACAAACCCGGCCAGAACAGACTGCACGTAGTAGCAGTAGGACGATCCGGCAGCCACCGTGACATCGGTATACGGCCCACCAGCCGCTACCCCGGAAGCGAGTGTTGAGAATGTCTGCCCCGTCACACAGGCACCGGGAGCGCGAGAGACGGTGATCGTGGTTCCCGCTGTAGTCGATGCCGCCCAGTTGAGGACAACTTCGCTTGGCGCGGTCGCAGTCGCGCCTGTCGCAGTCACGGCTAAGTTTGTCTGGCTGAAGGCCGCTGTGGTCAGGGCAAGGAGAGCTAGGGCTAGGCGACGGAGCATCGGAACCACCTCACGCTGACAGTCTACTGCGTATTTCTGGCCAGCATGATAAGATTCCGCGCCTTACCACGCTGATCTTCGGGGATGTGGTCGAATATGGTTCCACCGTTTAGGTGCTCAATCTCGTGCTGAACGCACCGAGCTGCAAGGTGGGAGAGTTCGATGTCGATCTCTTTCCCGCTTGGGGTTGTCGCCACCAGACGGACGCGCACCGCACGCTCCACCATCACCTTGATCGTCGGTGGTAAGCTCATACACTCCTCGACCTTCGAGACGCGCTCGTTGCTCTCCCACACGATCTCCGGATTCACAAAGATGCTCTTGGTTTTGAGGCCGAGAAGCTTCGTATTCAGCACGAAGACGCGGTAGAGCGAACCGATCTGGTTGGCCGAGAGGCCCACGCTCTTCCGCTTCACCTGCTTCAACGCAGCCATCAAGTCTTCGCCCACCTGTCGGGCGATGTCGTCACGACCTTCAGGAACCGGGACGCAGGGTGTAGTCAGGATTGGGTTGGGGTATTGGATGATGTGCGGCATTAGACGGGTAACCCTCCCTCGCGTCGGGCAAGCTTCTCACCCTCTGCCATGTCCATCACCCGAATGACAAACTTTCCGCCACGGCAGTCAGCCACAACGCACTTCTCGTTGTCGCCGAGCCGCAAGACGTCCTCGGACAGAATCTCCACATCGGTCAGGCCAAACTTCAGCATGAGAACGCCCACGATCTTGTGCCAGTTATCGTGGGTGAGCCGCGTGACTGGATGATCGGGATTTAGTTCGTCACCCACTAGCGGTTGAACCTCTCGATCCTGCGACGGAGGATATCCCTGTACACCGTCATCGCTGCACGTTGATCGACAAGATGCCGCCGGTCTATCTTGTCGAGGTTTTTGAAAATACTGGAGTCCTCGATGAAGACGTGTAGTTTCTCCAACTTTGCGTCCAGTTCCTCATGCTCGTCTACGACTCGCTGCTGATGTGCTTCCATTTTGGTTTCCTCGTCAAAATGTGGTGGGCAGAGGCGGGGTGTACAACCCCTGGCTTCCTCTGCCTTTTAGCATGCCCCGTTTACCCCGCACGAGACCCCTATCGCGTGTACTTGCCCTTGACGCCGGGCTTTCTGGTCAGGTCTTGGTTCGCCAAGCCGTTGCTAAAAACTTTAGTTGGGGTGACGGTCCCCGTTTACTCATCTGCCAGCCTGTACTCCGATGTGAGTTGGACTATCACCGCTAACTTTGCCGCCGTCATTCGGCTCGGGTGAAGCTCTGTCGCTTTTCGTCTCTCAGCCCACTGGCCTTCGCGTTGGGTATATGTTGTGTCCTGAAACTTTGGGCCATTTTCGTATTGAAATAGGCCTCCGTCAAAGTCATCGAATTTCGCTATAACCCGAGAAATAGCCGCTCGCGTAGGACATTTATAAGGTCCGTCTTAGAAGCGGGCTCATCCAGACCTGAAGACAATCTACCGCATCATGCAAGCATGCGCAATGGTATCTTTGGTAACCAAAAAGAACCCACCCCGGCTAGGGTGGGGAGTAGAGAGTTTCCCTTGGTTTACGTTCGCTGCGAATTTTCCAAGTTCACATCGAATGCCGCGATTCTAGGCATAGAAAAACCGGGCGTCAACAGGTTTATTCGATTATTACCCATCGGCGGGCGGTATCTCGACTGGTTGACCGGGGGATGTGCCGGACGACCCCGGCGGCTTCAATGGGTTCGATGTGCGCGTCATTGGACCGAAAAAACCCACGAGTGTAAGGATGATTGCTAACACGGGTTCACCTCCGCCTCTTTGACTTCCTGTTTGCGCTGCGATGCTTCACGCGCTTCGGGAGCTTGCGCTTGCCAGTCTCGCGCTGCCACTTCTTTGCGGTCCCACGCGGCAGTTCTCCCCTAGCCTCTTTGGCGTAGAAAAGTCGTCTTTGAGCCTCGCTCTTAAATGGCATGGCCTAGCGGAGTCCACCGCGAAGCAGCAGGATGATAAGGATGATGAGCAAGACGGTTCCGATGCTGAAGCCACCGTTATAACCCAGCCCCGGCCCGGCATACCAGCCGCCGCCGAAGCAGAGCAGTACGAGTACGATGAGAAGAATAAGCATTGTAGCCTCCGTGTTCACTGAATGGCGTGAGTCCTACGTCGTGCTGGCCGCCGATGCCGAATGTGCTCCGACTTCGATTCCTCTGGCTTCGCCGGTCTGAAAAAAGCTTCTACCGTTCCAACGGGTGCAATTTCCTGCTTTGCGAGGTCTGCGAGGATTTTACTCCTGCGCTCCTCAGTCGATGCCTTATGGTGAACCCCGTCGTCCCCAAACGTCTTGTAGTAGTTGATTCCCGCCAGTCGAATATGATCTAGGTCTGAGGCTAGGATGCCGCCTGATTCCTCAGCGGTTGCAAACTCCAGTCGCTTCTTCGTGTCGAACGACTTGATATCCTTCGGCTCGTGCGTCGCCAGCCGGTCAAACATGACCTTGGCAGGATAGATTCCCATGCCATACGACACGTTGCCAAGCTCGAGCCAGAGCGCATCCTGGGGGTGTTCCTGAATACCTTCGAACCGGCGTAGTTCTTCGGCGGCCGCTTCGGGGTTTTTCTTCTTGTTGATGCCATACTGCATGACGCGAAGGCCCATACCAGCCGCTCCGAAGCCGATCAGCCAGCGCCCCAGAGCCTTATAGTCCTTCTCTGTCCAATCCGGGTTCTTCATGCCTTCAAACACGGTGCGATTCACTAGGTTCGCCGTCTTGAAGGTGTAAGTTTTGAGCATCCAGGTCAGCCGCATTAGTGTATTCTGCTGCTTGCTGATTGGGTGGTCGGCGGCGTAGCGAACACTTGGGGGCAACTCTGAGGGTCTGCCGCTACCCGTCGTCCAATCAGCAGCCGCAATCATCGCCCTGCGGACGTCGGAAGTGTTATAGCCCGACGCCGCGATCCGGTCCATATCTTCGTCCGAATACGCATAGAGGTCCTGAAGCTTCCGACGGAGCTGCACATCCTTCGGGTTCGCCTTGAGCGCCGGCGCGGCGTAGCGCTCGAGGAAGACACGCCCCGCGGCCGAAGAAACAATCCGCGATATCCAGATGGCCGGCGTGAATCCGGTCAGGGTCAGCATCTTCTGGTCGAGGCCTCCCGCGTGGAGTCCATACTCCATCATCATCGCCTGGCGCACGTAGTCGGTGAGGATGCCTGCGTCCCGCGCCATGCGCGTCGCTTCAATCGGGCTCGTGGCCGTGCTGAAAACACCTCCGGCCAGGGATCGCAAATTGGTTACAAGTCCGGTTTTGGCCATGTGATACGGCAACTTCAGCGTGCTCAGGCCCATCTTCGACAATACGACCCATTGCGACGCTGCGCGCAGGAGCCGCTTGTTGCTCTCACCCACAGACGAGGGGTTTAGGTCTGCGCTCACTACGCTGTCGACCACCTGCTGAGTAGCCAGCGGGAGTTGGAGGATGAGTGGATTCAGCTTCTCGCGCTCCTGCCCAACGGTCTCGATGTTTGCCAGCATCGACGCTACCTGGTCGACGTAGACATTCATCGCACGGTTGGTGGTGTCGTAGTCGGGGATGCTGGTTCTGCGGCCTTTTTCGAGGTTGCCCGACAAGCGAACGCCACGGCGATTCTTTTCAAAGAACTTCGCTGCATCGACAACGCTGATTCCGCGCTTGCCGGCATAGGCTTCGATCAAGTCTTGGCGGCGCGCATCGTTCGTCGGCATGTCGTGGATCTCGCCAAGTGTCGTAACCGTCGGCTTTGCACCGTTTTTGCCTTCGATGAGGATCGGCTTATTCCAGTCGTAAATGTGTGGCCAGTAGTTCGGGTCATCCGCGATCTGCTTGTAAGTCACCGTTTGCTCTTTGCCGTCGCGGTAGAACTTCATCTTGGCGCCAGCGTCTCCGAGACGGTTCCGCACGTACGAAAAGAACGTGCGGTAGCCGTCCACGGCCTTCAGGATGGCAGGGTCAGTGCTCTCTGCCTTGCCTTCGAGAACCTTCACAACGAGTGGGTGGTCGCTGGGCCGGATGTCACCGATGATGTCGGACACTTTGGCCAGCAGTTCGCCCTGATGGTCAGTCTTCAGGTGGCTACGCTCGATCAACCGCCGCTGCACCTCGCGACCCTCGCTCGGGAAGCCTTCGTGGGCCATAATCTTGCGAATTGCCTGGTCGCCCGACGTGTGGCGCAGGTACATCCACTCACGCGCAAAGTCCTTCAGCGCCGCAAGCTGTTTGCCGGCCGTGTGCTGGAAGAAGAGACCGCGCTCACCTATTGCCAGATCGAAACCGATCTTCGAATCCTTTGCTGCGCGCTCGACCGCAGGCACAACCGGCTCACGCGCTACCGCAGCTTTTGCGCCCTCGATCGCTACATCGGCGGAGATGGCTGGCGTGTTCGCCAGATACGCTCTACGCATAGAAGGTGGTACATCTTCGAGGTTCCGCTTCATCGCCTCCGAGGTGCTCTTGTCGATGGGATCGTCCACCGGCCCCTGATAGAGACGCTTCGGCTGGGCCTTATACTTCATGCCTTTATCCTTGCCGATTGCGTCCTTGGCCCGTGGCAGTTTCAAGTCCTCTATGCGCGTGAAACCTACTCCGGCCCCGCGCTCCTCAAACTGCGCGGCCTCCGGCGCAGATTCGTTGCCCATCTCGTAGTCGATTGCCTCTTCCGAGATGCCGACCGACTCGCGCAGACTCTTTGCAAGTCTGCTCTCGACTACCTCGCCACGCACAACAGCGTTCAACGCCCGCATGCGCGGGAGGATTTTGGTCGTCAGCACCTTGATTTCGGGCAGCGCGTCGGATGTTAGGAAGATTTTGGCTACGTTCGACTTCGTCCCGTAGCGCCACGTTCGGCCGGTGCTCTGCTCGAACATGATTCCAGACCACGGCAGGCCAAGGTGGATGTCCATTCTTGGACGGTCGCCAGCGCGATCGTGAAAACTAGCTCCAACACCGCCGGCAGCGTAGGTCGTATAAACGCCCTTCTTGGTTCCGTCCATGAATGCCTGGCGTTCTTCAGCGCGAAGCTCGTTTGCCGACCCAGCGAAGATCCCAATGTCCTGCTTCAGTCCATCGCGCATCGCCTCAACCACATCAGGCAGCGCTGGCAGCATCTTGTTGAGGTGGTCTGCCATTCCAGCGGGCAGACGCTCAAAGAACTTCATGCCTTCAGACGTCCCTGAGCGGTACTCGCTGTAGATCACGGGGTTCCAGCCGTCCGCAATAGCCTTCTTGGCCATCTCGATCGCATGCGGTAGCCGCGCCGACTCGATGTATCGCTTGAGGTAGATGACCTCCTGGGCCTGGGTCGCTCGTGCCATCGACGATTTGCCCTGTTCGCGGAAAATCTTTCCAGCAAGGTTGAATACGTCGCGAATCTTCTTCACGCCATCCTGCACCTCTGGTGTCTGCTCGACCAGTCCGACGTGCGCGGTGACGCCATCAAGGTCGCGGTGCAGCGATGCCCATTGGCCACGCTCAATAAGCTGCTGGCGGAGTTTCAAAAGCTTCTTTGGAGCGTAACCGCCTGTGTAGGAGTTGGGTCCGGTTTCGACCACGCCGAATTGACGGGCCCACTCGAAGAATCCGCCCTCCGGCCACAGCCCAAGCTTGTCCATATAGCCGATTTCGACAGCAGTATGAAACGGCGTCGCGCTCATGTAAACCGCTTTCTTCGCCGCCCGGCCTAAAAGACGACCACTTTGGCCCTGCTCTGACTCCATCCACTTTCGAAGCTCTGCCGACTCGTCGAAGATCACGAAGTCCCACGGGATCGACAGCATATCCTTGTCACCGCGAATCTGGGCGTAGGTCGTCGCGTACGTTCCGCCGCCTTGGACGTCGTTCATTGAGGCTGGTAGTCCTTCGACTGAAACTCCAAGCTGCTTGCCCACGTCTACATAGCCATCTGAATCGTGGATGAGGTTCCGGCTCCGAGTAACGATGAGTCCGACCTTTTCTCCAGAATCTCCTAGCAGTTGATCGGCGATCGCGAGCGCTTGGAACGTTTTCCCAGATCCGGTTGGACTCGCAACCACAACGCCGTCATACTGTTGCAGTCCAGAGAGAGCGACTTCGATAGCTTCCGGTTGCCCCGGAAAAATCATTAGATTGCGCAGGTCATCAGGCAACCTCACTGTCGGCGCTGGAGTACCCTCTGGCAACCCGAGAGCCTCCGCGTAGTCTCTCCATGCCTCCGGCGACGCCAGCGGGGTGCCGCGGGCGCGCTTTGGCGCAGCCAGCGATGCTGCTGGCATCTTTGCTAGGGGGAGACTGGCTGCTCGTTTTCCGTCAGCAGTTTCCTCTCCTCTTCCACTAGGCTCTGGATGTCCTGGTAGAACCCGTCCGGTGGTCTCATCCCGCCCGTCGGCCGCTCCGGTTCGTTCAGGAACTTCCGCAGTTCGAGTAGCGTCGGGTAGCCCAGCATTTCCATCAGGTACTTCTCGTACGTTTGCCCTTTCGCCATCGCGTCCTCCAAATTCCGTGGTGCCGTACACCTGACGCGCCGACATCGCCTGCGCAGGGGTGGTTGGCTCCTCCATGTGTGGCATTTCCGCCACACCATGCACTGCATTGATTACTTCTGAATTTGCCCTCTCTGGCGTACTGCCGAAGATGAGCGTGGAACCACCCAGTCGATTCTCAACACTGGCCAGTTGCGCCCGAATCTTCGCCTCTTCGCGGGGATCAGTTGTAGTTCGGAGCCGCTCCTCAAGTTGCCGAGCCTGACGAGCAAGGTCCCCGATAGATGCCGCTCCGCCCTGATAAAGCCGCTTGCCAACCGTCGAAGCCTTGACATAGAAGTTACCGTCCTTCCCGTCGAAAAGCTGGTAAGTGCGAATTGCCTGATTGTTGCGGTCGATGAAATCGTCTGCCGATTTGCGATCAGTGAACACAAAATTTCGGGCGTTCGGGTCGATGTGCGCTGTCTCGTCCAAAATCCTCGCACCCTCTGGAATGGCGACTTTGGGGTCCTTGACCGACTTCTCGAGCGCGTCAACGTCGACACGCGCCGTAATCGGCTTCCGCTCCGACCGGGTCCAGTCGTACCAATTGTCGAACATCTTCTCGACTTCGGGAGAAGCCTTCGCCAGACCACGGCCACGCACCGCATCGTAAACAGCCTGAATTGCCTTGTGGATGGTGTCGAAGGCCTTTTCGAGAGCGCCGCGGCGTCGGCCGCCATCGTAGTGATACCGCTCGAAGGCCTCCGCAAACTTCTCTTCCTGCGCCGTCGTCCACTCTGCACCCGGTCTGGCCTCGACAAACTGGTTGAGAATCGCCTGATCGCTTCCGTTGAGGTAGTGCCGGATAGCGTGCGCAGCCTCGTGGATGACAGTCGAGGTGTCCGCTTTGTCGAAGAGGTGAATCAACTTCGATCCGTCCTCCATAATGTCGGTCGCACCGCGAGCTCCACGGTCTTCGCCGCCAAAACGGAAGCGAATCATCTTGTTCTTGAGGATCGTGTCGAACGACTCGCCAATAGCGCGTGGCAGAACCCGCTCGAAGATATCTCCAACCGCTTCAGCCTGCTCGTCGGTAAATCCGGGGTGGTCAGCCAACGCCTTGCGGAAATCGCGCACACTGGTGGGTTCGAAGCCTTTCTCGTTCTCGATAACCGAACTGGAGTCCGGCTGGATTGCCTCTTCCACAGCTTCAGCCGCACGCGCTGGTTCCACCGGAAGTCCGTTCCGCGCCTCTTCGATGATCTCCTTGGCTGCGTCAGGGAGCCCACCAACCATGCCCCACTCTTCAGGAATGACCTCCATACCGTACTTGCTGGCAATCTGCTCGGTGAATACATCTGCCGGGTGGATGGCTCCGAACATCGTCACGCCGCCGCGCTCCGCCTCTTCGGCGTAGTCGCCAATCATGTTGGCGTACTCGCGTGGAGTCTCTTCGAGAGCTCGCGCCAGAGATTCAACCGCCGGATGGACCGGTGGGTGTGTTGCCTGACCATCAAAACTCAGATCGAAGTTCGAAAGGCGATACCGCTCTGGATGGAGAAGACGCTCGATAAGCGATTCGCTGCCGTGAGACTCGTCCTTGGTGACATCTCTTCCTTCGAGTTGATTCAGCCTTGCGGACTGGTCTTGTGCGCGGGTCATCAGTTCGACCGCATCCGTGTTGTAGCTCGCTAGATTCCAGATTTCACCAGCCGAACGCATGATGACGAAGTCCATGCCCACGCGGCCAAGCTTGTCCTTGATCGCCGCGCTGGTTCGACCGAGCACCTGCGGATTCGAGACGGCGATTCCCGCTAGGGTGTTTTCAATGAGCGCCTTCGCGGGCTCCGTCAGGTCACCATCCTCGGTGAAGTAGGCTGAGCGCTTCTTTGGATCAACCAGACCGGCATCGCGAAGGATGTCAGCAAGGTCGGCAGAACGCGCACGCATCGCCGTCCGCAAGCTGGAGTCTCCGGATACCGACCGAAACACGTTCGCCATCCGCTCGACGACGGATGGAGTCAGTAGCCGTGAAAGAGCCGCCGATTGCTCGGTGGAGCTCATCCCCTGGCTGGGGTCGCGATTCATCTCGATGCCATACCGCGCCAGCGTGGCAGGGTCGGTCACCGTGCGGTCCATCACCCGGACAAGCACGGGGTTGCGCATCTCGAAGATGGAAGCGGGGTCGATACCAAACGCCTGTGCGCGGTCAAGGATCGAGGCTCGAACCTCTTCGTACCGGCCACGCTTCTGCGCCAGCTTCATGCTCTGCGTGCGTCCGTTTCCCGACAGCACCGTGCCGTCAGGCATAACGATCGGTGGCCCATCCACCGGCAACACGGAGTTGCTGAGGATCTGGTCAGCGTCAAGCGCGCCAGCACGCTCCTCTACAGCCGCCTGGAGTTCCGGTTGATCTTGGTAGTTGCGCGGTTGCGCTTCCTGCGGGTAGCGCGGGTCTGGTGTGTAATTTTCAGTACTACGATGAGAAGTAATAAGATTATTAGAATCGACAACCGCATAGTGGACTGGCACCTCTTCGCCAGAGTTCAACCTGACACGAGTTTCTCGGCCTAGAATGGCCGGCATTTTTGGATTCGTCTCGCGCTCCGTACGTGGTTTGACCACCTCAGTCGCCGCGACAATCTCATCCTCTTTGCGCTGGATAAAGTCAGCCGTGTCACGCAGCGCCTCGGCTTCAGCCTTCTGCTCCGGTAGTGCCTCGGGACCACCCAGACGGTCGGCGGCCCGGTTGATGACCTGCTTCTGGTCTTCAAAGTGGACTACCTCACGCGCAGCTCGTTCAGTGCCAGATTCAATGTCGGTACGCATCCGCGAGATGAGGTCTTCCCGATAAGCATCGAGCACCTGACGCTCAGCCGCAGCACGGGTCTGCCGCATCTGGCTCATAAACTCGTTCATGTCCGGAGAGCGCTGGCTCTCGGGTATCTTCCGAATGGCGCGCTGCACGTCAAAGATGTCGCGTGACCCGCCAACATCCTGAAGGTTGATGCGCTCTGCCAAACGGGTCAGGCCTTTCGCCTGGTTGGTTAGGGCCTCCCCTGCTCCAGTCTCCGCCGATGTTGCATTGGTAATCGTGTTGCGAATCTGCTGCACATGGTCTGCGCGAGCTTCACGCACTGCCTGCCCGGCAAGCTCCTGATCGACCTGTGCGCGGGTCGAATCGCGATAGGCCATCAGCGTGTCGACCTGCTGCCTGTCGCGTAAAGACGCCTCGTAGTTGGCAACGTCGATATGCTCACCGCGAGAGAGACGGTCAGCAATCTCTGGCGTGGTAAACGCTTTGGCGCGTGCCGGATCTTCATTGAGGAAGCCAGCCAGCGCGGACACCTGATCGCTCTTTT